AACCTGTTGCCCCTGTATTACTTGTACTTCCTGTTGAACCTGTTGTTCCCGTATTGCTTGTACTGCCTGTTGAACCTGTTGCACCTGTGTTGCTTGTACTTCCTGTTGAACCTGTTGTTCCCGTATTACTTGTACTACCTGTTGAACCTGTTGCCCCTGTATTACTTGTACTTCCTGTTGAACCTGTTGCCCCTGTATTACTTGTACTTCCTGTTGAACCTGTTGTTCCCGTATTGCTTGTACTGCCTGTTGAACCTGTTGCACCTGTGTTGCTTGTTGAGCCAGTTGAACCGGTTGCGCCTGTATTGCTTGTACTACCTGTTGAACCTGTTGTTCCTGTGTTGCTTGTTGAGCCAGTTGAACCGGTTGCGCCTGTAATACCTAAATTCCCAGTCCATATTGGCAATCCATTCGCATCTAATCCCATAACATACCCAGTTGTAAATGGTACGGAATCATACGTTGATGTTCGCACCATTTCTATATCGGGAGTTTGACTAAATAAATTAATTGAAAATAAAAGTGCTAATATTAAAATATTTTTTTTCATAAAATTAAGTTGTGGACATTTGCCCGATTACGTTGCAAAATAAACCAATGCTTGCTCTGCTTGCTATTGGTATAGGTGCATTTATCGCTAATAAAGTTATTCTGTTTAAAAATCTGTTCCCAGACATTGGGTATATCCATTGCGATACAGCTGTTTGATTAACTATTAATTGTTCAAAACCTAAAATCGCATCCGCACATTGTATTCCTGACCCCGCAACACCTCCGGTAATGAATACTTTTTTCGCTGTTGAAATATTTGCCGTCCCCTGCGTAGTGCCTGCCCCCGAAATGTTTTCCCAACTGCTTGGCAAAGGTGATGGGCTTGGTGATGTACCACCCAACCAAAGCAAATCAGCTAACTTAGTTACTCCGTCCCCTATCTTATAAAGCCCTGTTTGTCCGTAATATACGTGTATTCCAGCCTGTAAAGTAATTTCTGCATTTGATGTAAACCATGCAATTGCTTTATACGCAATGGTTGTATTTTGATTTTGAGCCATTTCATTTTATCTGCAAATACATGAATAACGCCCACAACCTCCGCAACGGTAGGAGCTTCCTATCTTTCTTTTATTGCCTCCTATGGCTGTTATTTTAATGCCGCTTGGTGCTTTTGTTAAATATTTATTAGCGTAAATCCATTCGGAATAATCAGCATAATTATATCGTAAAAATAATTCTACTTTTGATTTTTCTGCCTCGGCCAATGCGGTGGCATTGTTTACCAAGCGGCTCAAAGTCTTTTCGTCAATGCCGTTTGAATGGTCGTTTAATTTTTCAACCATTCCGAAAGCTGTCGGATTTACTTTTGAATTTTGTAAATGTCGAGCGTATGAATAATAAATTAACATTGCTTTTATTCCACCGTGTCGGTACTTTTCAGAGCCATAAACATAATCACATCCGTTAAACAATTTTGAATATTTTGCCTGTGAAAATTCGGGGCTGCCTGTACTATAATCTGTTTCCAATAGTATGTATAGGGTATCACCGAGAAATGGCATTACATCGTATTTCTGTGCTTCCTCAATACAGAATGTCAACTTCTTTGTTACATCGGTATTCAATGACATCGGTTTCAGTGTAATAATATCATTTATGTCTATCAACTTTATCATACCGTTATCGTTGTTTCAGTTAATCTTTTTGCATCTTCAATACTTAATTTGAAAATAATTATTAAGGCATTTTGTTTTTGAATTGGTGTTAATGTTGCATCTGCCAATAACGCTGTTAATGCCTGTAATCCACCAACGCCCAACGCTTCATACATTGGTTTGACATTTCCAATTGCTTCCTGAACCTCTGGCAATCCGTAACTGGTAAGGATTTGATTTTTTGTTACATAAGGAAATACATCCGCTGTTAATTCTTTTTCTGAAATTGGAGCCTTCAAAGGAATAATTGAATAATTCCCTGTTGTATTTACTTTTGGATAAAAGTTTGTAAAGATTTCCGTAAATATTTCTTCAATGATTAATCTTTCGTGATATGTAATTGCATTGTAATAAGCCGTAGCATCCTTTATCTCGCTTGACGTTCCAAGTTTACCCTCTGTCTGCAAAAGCAAAACAGGCGGTATTAAAAATGATTGAATGATATTATTTTTTACGCTGGATTCAGTAAACTCGTACAATTTATCAACATCTTGAATTTCAATTTTCTTTATTTCAATAGTAGATTCCGTTGTAGTTTTTTCTAAATGCATCATTCGCATTGAATCATCTGCACCCTGGAAATCTTCCAAACTTTCAATAAAGGCTTCACGTGCTTCGTCTGATGCACATTGATCGGTGATGATGGCGTGCGAAGCCATGAAATTAGTAGTAATATTTCTAAACTTAAAAGACTTTGCTTTCGAGTCAGTCTGCATATCTTCAAGCACTGAATCAAACGAAGCTAAAGGGTATTCCAAGCCCTCCGGTGAATATAAAAATACTTGACCGTTATAATATTCCCAACCTCCAGCCTCATCAACCTGCGCCTGTATTACTTCCGGATCAGGATTGTAAAGATGAACATATTTTATTTTATCTTTATTATAATCCCTTTTTGATTTATCCCAATTATCATAGATACCAATAGTATTTGGGTGTTTTTTATTTTCGTGTGTTAATCGCAAAAATGTAAAAGGAACTAATGTAACTTCAATTGGATTGTAATTCGCATTATAATTTATATGCAATCCAATAAAAGGAAGCTTAGATAAATTTGCAGAAACTTTCCGCAATAATTTATCAACGGTTAATCCTTTCCGGTTTATTTTTTGTTTATAAAATAATTCATCTTCAAACCCTCCGCCCATTAAAAAACGGGTTTTCATGTTTACGCAAGTCGAAGCCGTTCCGCTATTGTTTACAATGTCCTCAATCCTTTGTGGATAGGCATTGTCAATATCGTAGTTTAAAATACCATCCGTTTTATTTGGCGTTATTTCAATACGTTTATAAACCTGTGTAACCGTTGCTTTGGGCATTATCTTTTAGATTTCTTTTTCTTTGTTTTTGACTTTGCAATTATTTTTTTCTCAGCTACCGGCTCAGGCTCGGGACTAATAGCCAAATCCGCATTTACATTTTCGTAATCATTTGCTGTGGAAATTTCAATTTCTTTTTGTTCAACCGGTGTGAAAACTTTTTTTATTTCTTTTCCAAAAACAATTTCCCTCCAGTTAGCAGGATACTTTGAAAATGTTACGATGTGCCCGGGGAATTTCTTTAAAATTCTTTTTGCGCTCTCATCTGTGATATTGTCATTTGTAAAAATTTCGTGTTCAAAATGGATTTGCTTTGAATCCCCATTTACACCTTTTGTAATTTCAAATTGCGACATAGTTTTTTTTATTTGGTTTGTTTCTGATTGGTTTAGTTTTGCTCGTATATCCACATAAGCCTGTTTTATGCAGTTTCCACAGTTTACACGAAAATTAACTTTAAATAGTTTTAAATGAATCTCTTGCAATTCTCTTTGAATCGTTGGATCGTAATTGTAATTAACAACCCTCTTTGCGAACTCTCTACTATTTATTTTTTCAATATCCATAGGTTATAAAAAAAGCGGATGTTCTCCGCTTTAATTATTTTAACGAAGAATGATTTTATTTTGATTACGGAGTATAAAGACCTTCGGCAACTGCCAACGATGCTGCATAGCTTGTAATGAATAAAGATTTTGGTGGAAATGGCTCAAGACCAGTATCGGGGTCAGTTTTCAAAGTAATCTGAAACGCTCCCTGTGTGTCCGCTGAATTATTTTCACGTTTAATAACTTCGTTTTTTAATCCGGCATCAAAACCATAAATTTCAAATGCGTTCTTTCCTGTATCACCTTTGAATTTATTGTAAACGATAGCAACAATGTCGCCATCTTTTAATTTTTGCATTTGCTGTTTTGCAACGGAATCGGTACGCAATGCAAGAAAATCAATTTGATGCGACCATCTTTGGAATGAACCAACTTTTACAGTTGTAAATTGTGGTTTATGCGAATTCAAAACTCCCTGATAAACATAACCTGTTTCTCCACTTGGTAATATGATGTTTTCAATAATTTCATTATCCGTTCCATTACGTGTTACTGTACCATTAGTAATTGCTGAACGATTAATTAAAATCAGCGTGTCCTCTGTACCAGCCTGTAAAGGATATGTACAACTGTTTAAAATATTTGCAGAAATATCTCCGCATACTGTTAGTGGCATGGCGTTTGTTTTTTATAGTGTAAAATAACACAGGACATTTTGCCCTGTGTTTTATTTTTTAATATGCAACTTCAATCATGTAATTTTGGATAACCTTTGCATCCATTAACCATTCAGCATCAATGTAATTTTTCTTTGTAACTTTATCATAATGCGGATCAAGTTCTTTTAGAGCTTCTTCACTTTCTACACCAACTTGTAAATTTTGTTTTGTAGTTAAAATGATACGGTGTGGTTGATACCACTTAGTTCCGTTGTCTTGAATGGTATCAATCATTCTATCCAAGAATGCAAACGGAACTACAGGAATACCTCTGTATGTTAATTGATTTGTTCCGTCGGTTTGTAATTTGAATGCAGATTCTATCGCACCAAATTGTTCAAGTTCTTCAAGATATTGATCGTAAACAGATTGCGTAACGATAAACATTTTTTCAGCTTTTCCACGCAACCTTAAATCTGCTCCGGTCAATACACTTCTAAAGTAACCAGTTGCAACTTTATTAGTAGTATCGGTAGAATCAAAGGCTTGTAAGGCATAAGTACCGCCTGCATTCTTTGTGATTGAAGCCGCTTTTTTCGAAGCGTCAGCAGCAACAATTGCATAAATCTGTTTAAAGAATCCATCAATTGCATCTACCAAATTTGTGTTTACTCCGTTGGTAATTAATCCGGCAGGAGAACCATTATAGTTAGTTGCATCAGTATCACCAAACCAAGCAATGCGCAATTGAGCCTCTGACAATGCTGTGGCTGCACGTTCTTGAATGAAGTTAAACACATCTGTATTAGTTAATTCAGAACGTTTAATCCCTTTATTTTGTGACCATACAAAGAAAGAAGCGTTGTAAGTAGTGTAGCACTCTTCTAATCGGAATGTTACAGGTGACGGATTCCAAAACTTTTCTGTTAATGTCGCTGTTGCTGTATCGCTTGTAGGTGAGCAACCTGAACCGGAACGCCCTACCATTGTTAGTAATCCGAGATATGCAATTTGTTGTTTAGCTACAATGTTTGGAACGATTGTATGTAATGCTGACATTTCAGGATTGATAAATACATCCTCAAAAATTGCTTCATTCATTGCCATAACTTCTTTACCATTCCAAGTAATTGAAGCAGGATTTAACACGTCTAAAGCGACACCCGATGGAGTTACTAAAGCAAGAGCGACACTTGCCAGTGTCAATAGTGGAGCGCAAAGAAAGGCAGCCGCTAAAATTGATAATTTAAAAATTGATTTCGTTTTC